GGGTATGCGGTTTAAGAATATATTCATCAGCATGGCGCGAACGAATGGTAAGACACAATTGTTGTCAGCTTATACCTTGTACAATTTCCTGTTTGGATTTCCAAAGGTTAATCGACAACTAGCCGTTTCAAGTATTGATATTAGTCACACGAAACCACTGTATAAGTACATGACTTATAACTGGACGCAATTGCAAAATGGTCCGTTTAAGAAGTTGGCCAAAATGTGGGGCGTTGAGTATAACCAAAATGAAATGCGTATTGAATCACAGTCGACATCAATGAAGCGCTTATCTGCTCAAGGTAGTGATTCCGATGGAGACCACTACACAACAGGTATTGTTGATGAGTATCACTTGTTCGGCCAAGGTGAACGTAGTTTTGTTAACTCGATGACTTCTGGAATGGTCAATAACCCAACTGCCCAAATGTTTTACATTTCAACGGCTGGGTTGGATCCAAATACACCGATGTTTGAGGACTACAAACGTTATGCCAAATATCTTGAGAATGGTAACTGGTACGAGATTGATAAAGACTTGGTGCTTATCTGGGAACAAGATGATGAAGATGAGGCATATCTACCTGATACTTGGCAAAAGTCTAATCCATTGATGGAATTGCCTAATATGCGCAAGAACTTAACAGAAGGAATGATTACTGAACGTGACGCTAAGGTGGCACAGGGCAAGTTATCTGACTTTATCGTTAAGAATATGAACATGTGGCAAAATGCCAAGGATAACGCGTTCCTGCCACTTGATTTGATTCAAGGTGCAATTATTGATGAATTCAATATGTATGGTCGTGACGTGTTCATCGGATTTGACTACTCGCAGACAAATGATGATACGTCTTTGGCATTCATATTCCCGTATATCGGGAGTGATGGGCAACAAAAGTATCATCTGTACCAGCACAGTTGGGTACCAATCTCTAAGGCCGGTAGTATAGAGGCTAAGGAACAACGGGATAACATCGATTATCGTGATGTTGAAAAGCGCGGATTTGCTACCATCACTCGTGACCGCTTTGGTTTGATTGATGAAGATGAGGTCTTTAATTGGTTGCTAACGTTCATTGAACAGAATGATTTGAATGTGCAAGCGATTTTGTATGACCAATGGGGAACTGGTAAGGTTATTCGCCGAATAGACGAGATTAAGAATGAGTTTTTGATTATCCCAGTCCGACAAGGTATCAAATCTTTGAATGAACCAACAAAATTCTTACAATCGCAGTTCATCAAGCAGAATATTACGATGTTAGATGACCAAGCGATGCAGCAAGCATTGGTTAATGCGGTTGTTGTTTCGGATAACAATGGAATTAAGGTCGATAAGAACGTCAATTCTCAAAAGATTGACGTGGTTGACGCGATTATTAACGCCTTTTATGAAGGGCAATGGTACAACACTGAATTTACAAACGCAGATGTCAAAGAGAAATCGTTCTTCGATGGCAAGTCACCAGAGGAAATCAGTGATTATTATATGAAACTTACTTTTTAAGTAGAAAGGAGAGCAAGCATGGTTAAATTTATTCCACTCATTTTACTTTTAACGGGTTTCGTTACGTTTGCAGTAGCGATGTTCATGTGGAACTTGATTGCTGGGCTGATTGTAACAGGTATTCAGCTTATAACATTGGGCTTCTTTACCGGTGTTGCTTTAAACGGTGATAAACAATGAACCTTCTAAACAGTATTTTTAACCCGGGTGGTGAGACACGCTCAAGCCAATCAATTGGTACTGGTAACTTGGCGCCGTTTATCATCGCTGGTAATTCTTTGAAGCCAGCTGAGTTGGTTAGTGCGGACGTTGCCTTAAAGAACAGTGATTTGTACGCTGTCACAAGTTTAATCAGTTCAGACATCGCAGGCGCTTCGTTCCAAGGTAACTCACCATTTATCGAGTTGCTTAACCAACCAAGTACAAAGGTTGCTTCGTATAACCACTGGCAGACCTACCTACTTAACGTGTTGCTGAACGGTAACGGAATCATGATTATCAAGCGTAAACAAGACGGCACCCCAATTGAATTGATTAACGTACCTACATCATCAGTTGTTATCGACTTAGACGATGTAACAGGTGAAATCACGTATAAGGTTAATTTCTTTGCGGGGTTACAAGGTGGTACGTATTCAGCTTCTGACATTATTCATACTCGTATTATGGCGTATGGTTCAAACCAATTAGATAACTTGCTGGGTCATAGCCCACTTGAAAGTTTGACAACTGAGTTGCAACAACAAACTGTAAGCAATCGGTTGAGTTTGGCAACGCTGCGTAATGCAATTAATCCGGCAACGGTTTTGAAACTACCAGAAGCTGGTCAGATGACAGATGAAGCAAAAGAAGCTGTTCGAAAGAATTTTGAGAAAGCTAATTCTGGTGATAACAGTGGACGCACAATCATTCTTGATGAAACGGCCAACCTATCCTCAATCAGTATCAACGCAGATGTTGCTAAGTATCTCAGTCAGCTTGATTGGGGCCGCACGCAGATTGCTAAAGCGTTTGGAGTTCCTGATTCGTATCTTAATGGAACGGGTGATCAACAAAGTTCAATTAACATGATTTCAGCGCTATATGTTAACGGATTGAACAAATATATTGAGCCAATGTTGTCAGAAATTAACACGAAGTTGGGTGGTAACATTGCCATCGATATGCAGTCAATCATTGATTATGGAAACCAACAACTAACAACCAACTTGATTAACTTAGTTGATAAAGGTATTGTTGCGACTGAAGAAGCTCACGCTATTCTTCTGTCAAAAGGGGTGATATAGCATGACAGAGACAGAATACAGAGCTGTCCCACTTGATGTGGGTGAACTACGAGCGAGCCAAAATGATGACAGTATCGGGCAAATTGCAGGGTACGCCATTGTTTGGGACACGCCGTCAACAAACCTACCTTTTACAGAAGTAATCAAGGCAGGTGCTTTGGACGGTGTAAATCTATCAGGTGTGTTGGCACTGTACAATCATGATTTTGCTAACGTGCTTGGTCGTGTTGACGCAGGCACACTGAAATTGGCTGTAGATGATCACGGCTTGCATTTTGTGTTGGATATTCCAGATACCACGTTAGGTCACGATGTTTACATGAACATTAAGAATGGTAACCTCAAAGGTCTGTCATTCCGATTCACGATTGCTAACGGTGGTGAGGCTTGGAAACAAATTAACGGACAGCCAACACGAGTTATCTCAAAGATTGCAACCATGAGAGAAATTAGCTTGGTTAGTGTGCCGGCTTACGACGACACATCGGTTGAAGTGACCCGAAGTTTCAAGGAGTTCACAGAGACTCAAAATTATAAGGATAAGGTACTCGCAGCCTTACCAACCTATGAAATCGACATCGGATAATCTGGTGCCGATTTTTATTTTGCACACGAAAGGAAGTAAACATGGAGCGACTAAACAAGTTGAGTGAAGAGTTGGCGGAAAAGAAGGCAATTCTGAACTCAAAGATTGAAGAAGTCCGGGCTGGTGCAGAAGATGATGCTACTGATGTAGCTGATGTTCAAGCTGGTATGGAAGAAGTAAAGCAACTGAAGTCTGAAACTGAGACGTTGTCAGCTCAAATTAAGACGATTAACGAGGCGTTAGGCTTGGAGCCAGAAGCTGATACAGAAGCACCCGCAGAGGACGGTAAGGAGCCAGCGGAAGATGCTACGGAGCCAGAAGATAAGCGTGATGGGGAAGATATTGAAATCCCAGACGACACAGAAGAAGAAACACGTTCAGGAAAGGACATTACAAACATGGAAGCAGTTATTGGAAAGCAAAACTCAGCATTTGAGGACTTTTTGAAGTCAGGTGAAGTACGTGATGGATTGACTACGGTAGAAGGTGCCGTTGTAATCCCTAAGGAAATTTTGGACATTCAAAAGGTTCCGAATGACCCAACGCAATTGGCATCATACGTTAACCGTGTTGCCGTTACGTCAGGAGTAGGTTCACTGCCAGTATTGGCTAAGAACACTGCACGATTGGCTTCAACAGCTGAATTGGCGGAAAACCCAGAATTGGCAAAGTTGTCATTGACGGGTGTTGATTACAAGGCGTTGACATACCGTGGTGTATTGCCAGTGTCAATGGAAATGTTACAAGATGCACCTGAAATTGAATCAATTGTTTCAGCTTATGTATCAGAGGCGAAGGCTTTGACGGAGCAATACAAGATTGGTGAAGTGTTGCAAAAGGCTGCGACAATTACAGTATCAGACGTTGATGGCATCAAGGACGCCTTCAACCAGGGGTTGTCAAATTACAACCGTATGTTCGTTGTATCTGAGTCATTCTTTGCTGAAATCGATAAGATTAAGGACGCTGATGGTCGCTACTTGTTGCAAGACTCAATTACTTCACCATCAGGTAAGCAATTGCTGGGTGCCTCAGTGGTTGTAGTTGCCGATGACGTTCTTGGTAAGGCTGGTGAAGCACATGCGTTCGTTGGTGATGTTAAGGCATTTGCT